ATTTTTTATCTCCAGTATATCCAAGTGTATACAGATTCATTGCCAGAGGATTGGAGATTCTATTAATTACTTTTTCGTCATTCTCTTTTTTTGCAAGTACTTCACTCTCATTTAATTGTTCATCTTGTACTATATATGCTTTTGTAACTGCACCCAACCTTGGTGGCATAGTGTATGTTCTAATAATATAATCTTCTTTTGTAACAACCCTACCTTGTGCTGCAAAATTTGCTAAAGCGTTCTGTCTAATCTCATCTAACGATTCTGCACTTCCACCACCAGTTGCTGCTTCTTCATTGTTTACCACTACAGATGCTCTTGCAGTTGCTATCTTGGTGGCATCTTTACCAAAGTCATCAATTGTAGTTGATATAGATTTTACAGTTGTTATATCCCCTTGAGTTACATTACTTTGAATACCACCACCTACAAGATATGTAAAAGTCAAAGTAGTACTACTTGGTACTTGACCATATGTTCTCGTATACATAAAATTAGATGGGTCAACATTTGTATCAACACTATTCAAACCTTCTGGAAGAGTTGAACCAACATTATCTGGATTTGGTACGATAAAAGAATCTGGGTCACTTGATATACCACCACCAAATTCTATATTTGTAGTATTATCAGGATTTATTCTTGTTGTAAATCTACGAGAAGACTTCTTTAATCTGAGTATATAAGGTGCGGTATCATTATATTGTGCTAATTCTGTATCAAATTTTGCTGTATTTTCTACTTCTTCAAATATGGTCTCTTGTCCTAAAAATGGAACTTCATACCATTTGTTATTATCACTATCAGTACAAGATATTATTCTGATAACATTGGTGTCTGGTAGTTTTACTGTACCAAACTTTTCTGGTGTTCCAAATGTAAATGTTTGTGTTTTTAAAGTAGCAGCAGTTGCACTAACAGATTTCTTAAGTAGGTAATATAGAGGTTGACTTGAACCTTCTTCTATAGAATAGACACTAATATCAGTTGGGTCTACACTACTGCTAACAGAAAAGTTAACATCTAAATCTGTTATAAATGTTATTGAACTATTTGATGTTGATGAAAATTCACTACCTTGGTTTAGTGTTAGTGCGTAATCAAAATCTGGTTCTGAGTTTTCTCCAGACCCTTTTACTGGTATTGTTTGATAAACTTGTAATTTAACTTTAGCAGGTGAAGTTACTTTAGGTTTGTATCCAAGTGACTCTGCTATTTCATAAACATTTTTTCTCTGTTTAGCATGAAGTAACATATTTTCACGAACTGCATTATCAATGTAGTAATTTAAGACATCACCAACATATGCTGCCATCTCAATAAACATCATACCAGGTGATGATTCGTTAAAGTCATTATAACTATTTGGAAAATATATTTTAGCGAAATCAATAAGATTGTTTCTTAATGATGCGAAATCTTTTCCTAAATATTTTACTTCTTTACTTAAATTCTCTGCCATTTAATTTCTCTCTAAGTTTGATTTTCACCATTAGAATTTACGAGACCAAATGTCTCATTTACAGATATAAACACTTCATCAAAATTTTCTAAATCATTTCTAAGTGAAAATTTAATTCGTATCTTTAATATGTTTCTGTCAATATCGTCTGGTGTCTCACTAATAATTATCTCCTTAATCAAAATATAACCCAACCATTCGTTAGTTGCACTTATTATAGAGGTTTCAATATCCTCTCTTAATATTTCTGGTTTATTTGGTTCAAATAATATGTTCCATAAGTTAGAACCAAATGTAGGATGCATTAATCTTTCTCCTTTTCTCGTGAGTAACAAGTTAACCAAATTTGCTCTTGCTTGTTTTATCTGAGAATAATTTCTTTTGAACTGACCTTGACCATCTGGCACAAATGGTAAATCAATACCAACTGCAACATTTTGGTCAAATTTAGCTGCTACTGGACCTGGTGTTGCTGGTGGTATATCATTTGGTTCAATAAATATATCAGGTTCTGGTTGATATTGTGCTTCCGCCATTATGGTCTAAACCCCCCTTTCTCTGATTTCTTTTGGTCAATCTTTTTCATCAATCCACTATAATCTTTAGTTAATGCTTTTGAAACTGCGTCTGGTAAATCATCCATACTCATACCCATACTTTGTGCAGTTTGTTGTGCTACAGATTCTCTTTGACCTTGTGGTGTAAAGTCTTCATATCCCATCATACTTGCTAAATTAGAACGATTAAATCCTGGAGCATTTTGTGATGTGAAAGAGACTTCTTTTTCTGTAGTCTCACTTGTGTTTCCAAGTGTCATAGCAGTCTCATTTAAAAGGTCATTTAACATAGGATTGTCTTTTACAAATTCTCTTTTTTCTTGTACTGGTTGTACATTCTTCATTCCTTGTTTCATAACTTTTTTATGGTCTGTCTTAGGATTCATTGCTTCTTGTATTGCTTCTTTAACACCTTTCTTGATTTCTTCTCGTACAACTTTACGAATTAGTGTTTCCAATACTTTTACTTGTTTTCCCATATTAACCTCCTATGGTATTAATTTTCCTTTACCAACCTTTACACCAAACTGACCTTTGTTTGTTCCAGGTATCGGTGGGAATGGTGCCACTATTGTTGCTGTTGATGGTGCTACTCCAGTTGGTGCTGGTATTGTTCCAAACGCTGATTGTACACCAGGTAGACTCAACATCAAAGGGGCAAAATGATTTCCCTCTATTTCTATACTATTAAATAGTTTGATAAGGGCAGATGCCACTCTTTTTGCCATCTTTAATTGTGATGCTTCTATTGGTGTACCAGCTTTTGTTTCTGCTTGTTCTTTCATCATTTCTTTATAGTCTTCTATAAAATTCTTTAATGGGTCATCTGTTAGTTCTGGATTACTTATTTTTCCTATCGCTACACTAAATCCAGTTAGTGGAAATAATGAACCAGCTGAGGTTATAGTCCCATTGAATACACCTGCTATAGCAGTTCCTGGAGTAAACATAGCATTATTATGGTCGTTTACACCTACGACAAGTGTAAGTTTAAAGTAATTTTTTAATGCTTTAGCAAATTCTGTTGCTTGTACCTCTCTTGCTTGTTCTACTGTAAATCCTGGTCTTTGTGATTTTCTATTTGTTATTACAAATGCAAGACCAAGTAATATCTCAATAGCAGGTTTGAGAAATAGTGGTTTACCAAGATGAGGGCCTTTTTCTGTTCCGTTAAGTACAGATTGTGGAGCAGTAGTTACTCCTGGTGGTATCGCTGGCATTCCAGGTGGTAATTTTAAATTAGGTAAAGTTGAGTCTCCAACCGAAAGATGTAATTGTGCAAATTTATGAATAACTTTTGCTAAACACGCTCCTTTTAAAAAACATGCTACATCTACTGGTACTTGAGGTGGTAACTTAGATTGTTGTTCATAACATTTTACAAACCCATCTATCATGTCTTGTTTCATTGTAAGAATAAACTCTGGGTCTGTAAATCTCGTAAAATCTTCTTGTAATTTTTCAAATTTACCAACACTTGGTAAATCTGCTGAACCCAATAATTGATTAAATGCTTCTTTTGTTGGATTTCCAGCAGTAAATATTTTTATCAAGTCTTCGTTTCTCTCTAAAGCATCTTTGTACTTTGATGTTTTACCACTTAGACCACCCATAGTTTTTACTATAGTCCAGTCCGAAAAACTTCCAGAGTTTTCATTTTCTTGAGTTTCAATTTGTAAACTCAAACTACCACTATCATACTCTTTTACAAAACCAAGAATAAAATTGTCTTCACTACCACTTGCCTCTATCTTCAAACTTTGACTAACTGATAAGTTTGATGGAAATTCCTCTACTAAAGGAAAATCAATTATAGTAGGATGTTCAGTTGGTATATCTAACGCTATGAAAGAAGACCCAGTTTGTGCTGACATTTTATACTCTCCTAATCAAGTGTATGATTCTTAGATAATATTTGTTTTAATTGTGTTTTCAATTGTTTATGTAATAGTTCACCAGGATTACCTGCTTGGTTTGGATGAGGCCCGCCACCACCAACAAAGATATACTTTGGAATAGCATCAATAAGTTTTGTTAAAACATCAACGAGTTTGTTTCCAAGTACCATTGGTTCTCCACTACCTGCAACTGCTTTCTCTCCAAGATTACTTTTTGTTGCTTCAGCATCCATCTTTGGTGTAGTAAATTTATAATAAGAAGTCATCTCTTCAATTTTTTCATCACAAACAGATTCTATTGTATTTGTTACATCTATTGACATATTACCAGAAGTTACTAAACCTATTCCTGCTTTTGCAAATCCTAATAGTTTATTATCTCTTGCATTAAGCATGATAGTACCACTATTCATTTGTATAGTTGGATTTTGTGTATCTACAACAGAATCAAATTCTAATGTATTTAATATTGCATCATCTTCACCCAAGTCTAAATATGCTAAATCTAATGATGTTGGTTGATTTTCTGTTAATATGATTGTTGACGGGTCTCTATTAATATCTGTCTTGTATAAATCTCTTGGTTCTAATTCTCCAATATTTTCTGTACTTTGACCATTACTAATAATCGTTACTGGTCTACCAAGAGTTTCATCTGAA